AACAATCCATACGCTTCTCTCGACGTATGTTGGTGGCCTGTGTGACTGGCTTGGAGTTTCTCAACAAGCGATACAACCCCTTCGAGATCCAATTGGAGGGTTGGTCTGAGTCTGTGATGGAGAATGTCGATGACTACGATACAGTGTTTGAAGAGCTGTATGTGAAGTACCGCTCCAAGGTCAATGTTGCCCCAGAGGTGAAGCTCATTATGATGTTGGGTGGTTCGGCAATGATGTTCCACTTGACAAACAGTATGTTTAAGAGCGCCCTCCCCAATATGAATGATGTCCTCAAACAAAACCCAGACCTTGTGAAGAATATGATGGCTGCTGTTCAAAATACAACACGTGCACCATCGGGTCCTGCGGATGCGGCTCCGGTGGGTGGTACTGGGCAATATGAGATGCAAGGCCCAGGTATTGATATCTCCAGTCTCATGGGTGGTATTATGATGCCCCCACCACCACCAATGAATACCACGCCTATCCCAGTGTCTGAACAAGATGACGACGACGTATCCGATATTGTTTCAATTTCAGGCGAGTCCACTGGGGGTGAAGTAAAGGAGGTCAATGTTGATGGTTCCAAGTCAAAGCGTGGCCGAAAAAAGAAGAAGACTGAAATTAATCTCTAAGTACAGTATAAATGATAGGCTACTGTCCATTGGAGGAAGTTGAACCTCCCGTCAGACAACAGCAAGTTGTTGTCACACCCAAGGCTGAACCCAAGCCCGAGGTTGGCCCCGAGGAAACCGAATGTAATTACGTCGTCATGGCTTTCATTGTCGGCGTTCTATTCTTAGCCGTCTCTGATTCCATCAGGGCGTAAATTGAAATTTAATTCTACCAGTGGGTTTATCCCCATATGGTAAAATTAATACGTAAAAGCTACTATTTGTGTCTGACCACCCGTTCCATTATCAAGATTGGCGACATTTGTAAGATCGCGGGTGATTTTTTCTAGTTTACCACCGCATGCCGATGTGAGTTCCACGAATATATCATAACTGTATATTCTCGCACTAACTGTGTTGTATGGTGTAATGCTTATGCCACGGATACCAGTTGTTACCGTTGGACTCCACGGGTAACTATTTGTTCCACCAAAGAGGTTCTTTGTCCCGATGGCGATATCAAGGGTTGATAGAGTCGCATTCCCAGTACCCCCTTGAAGTTCAAGAATCATTGTACTCAAATCCTTGACGGTTGAACCATCAGTTCTCCTCAATATAGCTGTCACTTTCGCATAAAAGGCGCCATTTCCAAACATAAGTTGAATATCTTTAGCAGTACCTTCACCCACAGAAAATGTCTGGGCGTATGTTTTTCTAGAAACTTGTTGAGAATTGGTTATGATACCACCACCGGTATGAATATCGGCTTGTGGTGCTAAACCGCCAAGGTTCACACCAATAATTGAAAAATCAATAATACCATCAACAGCCAAATCGCCAGAAACATCAAGACTACCTTTTATAAAGGCAGTTTTACTCGTTGTAGTTGGATTAATAAATACATTACCAGTTGTATCTAAATAAAAGTGACCAGACCCCTCACTCGTCTTGAGCTCGATGACAGCATTTGAAGAAGAATTCTCCACCAACGCATTTCCATCGTATATATGAAACTTTGTAGCTGGGCTATGTGTACCTATGCCCACATTACTTGAATGAATCAAATGGATACAATTTGTCTGTGTACTATTATTGGCGACACCCATCACAAGACCAGTTGTATTATTTACAGTATTACTAAAGGCTCTCACATATCCACCTTCTCCGTCATTTGTATACAGAAGTATACCAGTTTCTTTATCTGTACCAGAGCTCTCAAGTCTCAGTAGATCCACATTACCGGGAGTTGTATCGTACACGTGAATATTTGAACTTGGTGCCACTGTACCCATACCCAATCTACCATCCCCATCAAAGCGGGCAAATTCCGCATCATTTTCAGCATCAACTTCGTGTACAAATGTAAGCGGACGACGTGCCGAGCCATCTAAAAGACTTCTTATGATATTGAATCCACCATCATCAGTTGAAAATTGAAACCCAGTTAATCTAAACGCACCGCCACCACCAAACTCAATATCACCATTTACAACTAATTTAGTATTTGGACCTCTGTTATCAGCGTCAGATCTTGTACCACCTACGACAACGATTTGATTATCACACACAACGAGTGGTTTATCGGTTTGTCCATCCATATCGGAAAGGATTTGGTTTAGACCATACAAGGTTTCTCCAGAAGATGTGTATGTCTGAAAAACGTGTTCTCCAGCTATGTGACGGATTCTATCGGGTCCTGTATCAACAGACGAAGCGTCATTACCTTTAAATAATAATAACTCATTTCTTGATTGACCAGCCGTATATCGTCTCTCAATAATATGAGTATTACCAAATTCATCGCCAGTAACACCCCCAAATGTAAGTTGTTGCCCAATGACAACATTACCATTAACTTCAAGGGCACCGCGTGGTGCATCTGTGCCTATACCCACATCTCGGGTAGTACCATCAATGAATAGTCCTACATCCGCAGACGCATTAACTTTATTTATATTCCGTGTAATTCTAAAATCACGAAGCCCGGTGACACCTACAGACCATCCACGTGGGTTAAAGTCATCCTCTGATTGAATATACGACGTAAAAGCGTTGCCTATGAGTTCATCAGTTTGGGCGGCAATAATCGCATCTCCAGCTGTACCAGGTGAAAGCGCGTGATTGTGAACCATGAGACTATTTTGTCTAGCATTTCCGATACCAGCACTTATCACTTCCAAATACGCTTCAGGTTGTGTTGATCCGATACCAACTCTACCATCACTTCGTAAAGTGAGGATATCAATTTCGTCACTATAGTCATCGTCTGCGAGATAGATATCAAGTCTTGTCCTAGATGCTCCAGATTCTATGTTATGTTTTCCAAGTTTAAATGTAGCTCTCGCACCATAACTATCCAATGGCCCTTCGCGGCACAAATGCATAACTGCCGAATCGTCGTCTGTAGTGTCAATCACGTCACTATTTGTGACCACGAGGGGTGTTCCCAAATGATTAAAACTATTTCTATTGACAACTTGATCATTAATAAATACAGTGCCACCAGATGTATGAAGTATCCCCTCGGGTGCAGCCACACCTATACCCACATTACTTGATTCCAATATGGTCAACTTTGGTACCCCCATTGTAGGCGTGGTACTCGCATAAAAATTGAGACCCTTCCCCGTGCCCACAATATTCTCAACACGATTTTCCCCACTGATGACACTCGTATACGTGCGCATAGCAATGTTCCCCGTAGATCCCCAAATGTTACCAGTCGCCACGGCATTACTCCCAATCACATAGACATTCCCAGATACTGTGAGCCTCTCCGTGGGACTACTATTTGCGATACCAACTTTACCATCCGATGTAATCCGTATTCTTTCGGTGTTCTTTGTTTTGAATCTAATCATTTGGTTTGTACTTGATGTATTCGCACCATAGACCTCAATGGAGCTTACATTTGACGCAGTTGGACCGGATTTAAGTACAAGTACATTAGATCCACCGAATCTATCCGCGTGTACAACCAAGTTTGAACTTGAAAAGACCATATCTGTGACGAGATTTGTTGTCGCAGTATTACCCAAGATTCTGAGAGTGTTTATGGCTGTCGTGTTTGCAAATATTTTAGCACCCACAGAGAGTGTATCTGTGGGGTTCAGATTTGAAATACCAGATGGAGCTGTACCAGTAGTGCGTAGCGCACTCATTTGAACATTACCCGAAATCGTTACTGGAGTAGCAGCTGTTGCATCTAATACGAGTAAATTACCTGCTCGTAGACCCGTTGATCCAAGTATGAGACCCTTGGCATACACATTACCATTCGCATACACAACATTTGAATTTGTATCATCGATAAAGACATTTGAACCTACACAGAGATCGTGTGTTGGGAATGTGTTTGCTGCACCTATGTTATTTGATGTATATATGTCACCATATACGTGGACATTTACAGTTTTTGTATCATCAACATTAATTGTTGCAACATTATAACCGCCAAATGCATCCGTATGGAAAAAAGCCATCTCTCGACCTCTATCACCCCCAACAAATCCGAGGGCTACATTTGAATAACCGGCACCGGGTGTCATGACGAATGCCGTTTCTCGTGACAATATATCATTTCCAAACCCAGAGTGAATAACTACATTGGCAACTCGCAAATCTTGTGTAGCTATATAAGTTGCGGTTTCTGTGACTGAGATATTACCAGTTACCACAATGTTACCGATAAGGTTGTAGTACCCTTCTTGGTACACATTACCTTTCAACATCATGACATTAGATCCTTGATCGAAGATACCAACATTACTCCCAACACTCAAATTTGAGCTTGTAATTCCACCAATAACTGTAATGACATTTGAACTTGTCTCCTTGATTGCTAGATTTGACCCAGATGTTGTAAGTCTATCAGATATAATAACATTAGTCGCAACAAGATTACCATTCACTGTCATAAGATCACGACCCTCCAAGTCAATAGCCACTTTTGTAGTCTCACCGCTATTAATCTGAAAAGCCCGTGTTGGGTTTGTTGTTCCGATGGCAAGCTGATTTTCAACAAAGAAACGCTCAACCTTACCACGACCCTTGAGGTCAAGCACGATTTCATCGGTCTCATCTATAAAAAATTTGTCTCCTACCGACAAAGATTTCGTTGGTACTGTATTTGCTATACCAAGACGCCCCTTTGTACCCAAGTCATCAACAAGAAGAAGTTCATTCGCTTCAACTTCTTTTGTCAAAATACTCTTGACTCCTGTAAGAGTTTCCTGTTCAATGGGTTCTGCATCAAGATTTGCCACATAAATCTGTTCGAATCTCGCGGTTCTGCCCATTTATACTTTAGTTGCCGAATAAAATTCCAGCCAAACCATCCCGGATCCTGAGAACATTATAGTTTGTGGCAAAAACACTGATGTCATCTTGATCTCCTCTAAAGTTACCCTTCTCAACTCCACGAAGTATGAGCTTTGCATTATCAAGTCTGCTGAAATTACATGTACCTGACGGGTTGTAGTCTGATGCATTCAATCCAAAATGATATACAAAGTATCTTGTATACATAAGATCCTCTGAGTCTACACGAAAATCAGTCTTGCCATATTTTGATTTATAATAGTTCTGAACTGTGTGGAAATATGTTGGAGTCATATTTTCAAGGAGAGGTGTTCCATTTATATGTATGTCCGCATTTTTGAATGTAAAACGATCGTTTGTTGGATCAATATTTGTGGCAGAATATCCAAAAAATATAGACTTCACTGGATGGTTGAATGGACTCAAATCTAAATCATTATATCCACCACTTTCAATTGTATTGTCGACAACATTTGAGAGGGGAAAATCAATTTTTTGGGTTTGTGTAATAATCAAGTCCATCTGTCTCTTGACGAGGGATTCTCTCTCATCTTTATCCAGGTATATATAGTTCCCGTATACGTTGATTCTCTTCTGTGAGTTTCCATATCCCTCGAGACTCGTCTCATCAAAATTAACTCTAATTTCAACTTGATGGTGTGCCAGAGAAACGAGGGGTAAAAATGCTCCATGGTCACAAAAGAAAAAGTGAAGTGGTTGGAAGTTACGATTTGAAATGCTAGTCTTATTTGTAAGTTCTTCCTGTTTTGCCCAACTATCTGCCAAATAGTTTGGCCAGATATCAGCATAATAGTCGTAGTGCTGGGAATCTATCTTCTGACCCCCTATATAAAGATCAATCGTTGAGTTATATAATAGGTTTGATGAGACATTTGAGTTTTTTTCAAGCCCCTCAAACCAGATACAATTTACAAGATCACCCAAAACAGGTACCGTGAAAACTGGGTCTTTATCGGTAATAGTCTTAATAAGCTTTGGAGCCTGTGAAAAGTTTGTATGTCTCGTAAACTTCATACGAAAGAATGAATGACCTTCTTCACTATTGAGGTAAATATCTTGTACACCCTTAGAGACAAGTTGAATCAATGCACCAGACATTTAATTTATGATCAGATTATAAAAATAGACACTTTCCCTGAGGGAAGTCATCTTTCTTTTCTTCCTCTGCAACCTTGCCGTGGATTTTGAAGCCACCTTGACGGTACACTTTCATTCGCTTGTAGTACATAGCCGTAAAGAGAGACCAGGGATCGTGGATATCGTAGATGTGCGGGTTGTTCTTTTTGCCCTTAGTCTCCCTCATAATACGACCTATGCTTTGCGTTATATCTGACTTGGGTGACGCCAATATGACTGTATCAAGGGTTGGAATATCAAGGCCTTCGTGGGCTTGTGAAAATGTTGCGAAGATGATCTTCTTTTGGGAAGACGCCTGGAGGTCTGCCTCCTTCATACCACCCATATAGAGCCCCGATGTCTTGGGAAAGCATTGGTGAAGCATCTCACAATGCCATCTACGATCACTGAGGACAAGCAGTTGTCGCGTCCCTGTCGAAGCCTTCTTGACAAGTTCCACAAGCATTTGATTTCTCTTCCTATCCTCAACAACTTCTGTAATCATATTGGGCATAGAAACTTTACCATTTCTCATTGAGGGTGGGGGATTTCTGTAATTGAATGATTCATATGTTATGGGAAATACCTCAACCTGTTCCTGATTCTTCCTCTCCACTGCGAAGAAGGTGGGTCCCATAAACCAATGAAGCACCTTGGTAAGACCATCTTTCCTTTCAGGGGTCGCCGAGAGACCAAAGATATGCTTGGGGCACATCTTGAAGAGGGATTGACTGAACACCTTCGCACATATGTGATGCGCTTCGTCTACAATGAGAGTTCCAATGGAATCAAAGTCACTGAATGAGTATTCCTTGAGGGAGAGTGATTGAAGCATCGCAATGACAAAGTCACACTCAATTTCCTTCTTATTTTGTTGAACTACACCTATAGTAGCTCCTGGACAAAACTGTTGAATTCTCTCCCTCCACTGATCTGCCAAAAACTGTTTATGGACAACAATCATTGTACGATACCCCAACTTACACGCTATCGCCAAGGATACGGTGGTCTTCCCGTAGCCACACGGGAGACTAAGTACCCCGTGACCTGCTGCAAGAGCTGCTGATAATGCTTCATTCTGGTGTGTTGTGTCTCGTAATTGTCCAACAAACTTGACTTTCGTTCGGACTGGTTCGGGGCGTCTGTCCTCTTTGGGTTGTCCAACCTTATCAACTCCGTAGAATCTTGGAACGCACACTCCATTCTTAGCTGCTCTAAAAACCTTGAAAGGCGGTGGGGGAAATCCATAGTCTCCATTCACGATAGGTCTTACTGTGAGCTCCTTTTTAATTTCCGTAATTGGTCCCTGTGTCACGAGGTAGCCAGTTCTCGTCAACATTACTATATTAAAGACTTGTAACTTTATATAACTACAAAATGCCAACTGTTGACGTAGAACAAAACATTATGAAGCTTCGTGAGACCATCGAACAGATGACCCAAGAAGTATTCCGCCTCCAAGGAACCCTACGACTTTTCTTAGATTTTAAGAAGAGTGGTCTCAAGGTTGTTGAACTTCCACACGAGCCCCGAGAAGAAGAGGAGGAGGAACCTCAAGCTGAGGAACCCGTTGAGGAAGTTGCTGAGTCAAGCACCCAAGAATAACCACTATATCCACCAACGTTCCAAACACCCTTGAAGTCTACTACGACTTCAAGTTCATCATCTTTTATAAGAGACTGGAGAGGTTGCCCTCGTACCTCACACATCACTCTCCTATAACGGAATGGAACTTTTACAGTTAAAATACGACCATCAAGTGGATTTTCCACACGCGGATTTTGAATGAACCTAGACTTATTCACATGCATTCTATCAACTATCTCAGCGCATCTTTCAGGAATGACCAAACGAATATACATTTTCTCGTTATGGTCATACATGGGTGTATGTACAGTGGCTACAAACCTCATTGATTTCTGTTACGATATATTAGGATTAAAACTATAAGCGCTATAAGTGTCACTGATATGATCTGTGTAAGGAGAAGGGGTCTCAACGGTTCTCGGGTTCCAAATGTGATGTGACTTAGGGATCGTGAGACCTCCACAGCCGCTTCAATACTTGAATAGGGAGTACCCCGCGGAGACATCATACCACACATAGCTACATGGGAACATTCACCAAAGAATGGGAGTTGTCCGTAGAGACTGAGTACACCCGACGACTGTGAGAATTGCCACCTTTCACCGTCCCAAGTAGCACCCCACCCAAACCTGATTTGTTTTGGGAGAGGTACGTCCAATTGTTCAAGAACCCGAACCCTCAACTCCTCTGGGGGTGTTGTGAGGATTTCCTCTGTGAGATCGCAAATTACACATGACACCGTGTGTCCATCCGCGAGGACAACGGGTTGAAGGTTCCACGTCGTCAAGGCTGCGATTTCAAGGTCATCACCCAACTTGACAGGTTCATCAAAATCAAAGAGTACATTGATTGCCCCATAGGTACTCTCTCGGATCTTTTTCTCCGCATCGGGTCCCCAATTGTCTCCGAGGAACTTGAGTGCCGGACTATTGTCAAGGCAGAGGAATAACATTCCATCGTCAATTTGGGTTTCATCAATAAATTCAGCTCTAAAACCACCTGGGAGATATTCAACTTTGCTAAGTTCCTTTTCAAATTGAAACTCAACACCAACCTTCTCGAGAGCCTCTTGCATTGCGTCGCACATGACCCTACCAGAACCCTTTTGAGTACATTGCTTGGAGAGACCCACATAATCAAAACTTTTGACAAACTCATAGGCGGACATTGTCTTCCACGTCACACCATCCATAATGAGGGGGAGATGCTCGAGGACTGTCCGTCCACCCTCTGTCAACTCACTAAGGGCATCCTTGAGGGACACCCCTCTGTACTTTTTGGGTTGTGTCAATACCCTCGCAGCAAGGGATGTGAGAGCTCCATAATCTTTCAGTTTGAGTTGACGCAAAATAAAGCTATAGAGATCCTTCTCGGCCGGTTCAAAGATGTCATTCCAGTCAATGCCCATCTCCTTAAAGAGACTTTGGGTATTTACAAAAGCCTTGTCAAAAACTATTCTATGTGCGTGAAGATCTCTCGGACCCTCTTCTGGTTCCCACCAAGAGCCACCTGCGGAAGTCTTCCTGTCATAGATTGTAATGTCATGATCACCCGACCTGAGTATTTCCCAAGCGAGGGACATACCGGTTGGACCAGCACCAATGATATGAACTTTCATTCTACTTTTAGCCGATATATAATTTTTCGTGTGTGAGCGTGTAAAATCCAATGAGTCCCAATGTCACCCAAAGTTGTGGATTCATATACTGACGCCCAGAATAGATCAGAAATATCATGAGTAGGAGATGCATGGGTACTGTCTCTGGTCCATATTTGAGGTAGAAACCCATAGTAGCCGCGCCAGTCATGATGAGTGCGTTCATGAAAGTCACTGAACTTGGTTTTCGGAAGAACCATGCAACAAAGAGGATTGCCACGTAGGATATAAAAATTGAACGACGACCAAGTTCTCTCACGCTATCCACAATAGCTAACTTTTCACCCTTCAAAAGTTTGGTTTCCCAGTGTGGTCCAAGAATGAGGTATGACAAGTACAAGATTACGAATACTTGCCACATTTAATTATTACTTACAATTTTAAATCAAACCA